GGTATCCTACACGTCGTGGACATTAGACGTGGTCGATGGGATGGCTTTGAAATCATCGAAAATATGTTCTGGGTACAAGAAAAATACTCTCCTAATCTGTTCATCGCTGAGAAAGGGCAAATTAAGCATACGCTCGATGCCTTCCTCAATGCGGAAATGGTAAAGCGTGGTCAATACATCAATCTACACGCTGTAACCCCTAAAGTCGATAAAGAGCAACGTGCCAAGCCACTCCAAGCCCGTATGAGGGCGGGAGGAGTGCGCTTTGACAAAGAATGCAATTGGTATGCCAGCCTGGTAGACGAGATGTTAGTCTTCCCCCGTGGACAACACGACGACCAAGTGGACGCTTTGGCTTATGTGGGGTTAGCCCTTGACAAGGTGACATCCGCCCCCACCAAGGAAGAATTGGACGATGAACTCTATGAACAGGAGTTTGGCGGGGAATTATTTCAGGGACAATCTATCTATACAGGCTATTGACTCTGCTACAATGCTATGGTATTTTCCTGTAAAGATTCCACAAGGTAAACAATGAAAATAGAAGAACTCCTACGTTCCCCCAATATCGCTGAAATGATGGACGATGAGGAGTTATCCTCCTTGGGTCAGGTAATGATGAATGACATCAACCTAGACTTAAACTCCCGCATTGAATGGGAAGAGCGTAACGAGCGTGCTAATAAGTTAGCCCTTCAAGTAGTTGAAAAGAAAACATTCCCTTGGCCTGGAGCCTCGAACGTTAAGTTCCCACTGATTACTATTGCTGCTATGCAATATCATAGCCGTGCATATCCTGCCTTAATTTCTAATAACGAAGTAGTCAAGTGTAAAGTTTACGGCAAAGATGATGACGGTGAAATGCACAAGCGTGCAGACCGAGTCTCCCGCCACATGACCTATCAGGTTATGGAAGAAGATGAAGGTTGGGAAGAGAACACCGACAAGACTTTACTAGTCCAAGCTATCTCTGGTACCGCAATTAAGAAGTCCTACTTTGACCCTGTAAAAGGTCACAACGTATCTGAGTTGGTTCTACCTAATGACTTTGTAGTCAATTACTACACTAAGTCTATTCCTGAATCCCCACGAGTATCACACCGCATTCTCCTGTCGTCCAATGACCTACATGAACGCCAAGTGCGTGGACTGTTCCTGAAGATTGACGACGAACCACCTCCAACCACCCCTAACCAGTCAATGTTGACTAATGCTAGGGAAGATGCACAGGGTGTTCGTATGCCAACAGGCGACCCCGATACCCCATACGAATTTTTTGAAACCCACTTTTGGCACGACTTTGATGAAGATGGTTACAAAGAGCCATACATTGCTTACATCCGCAGAGACACTAGCAAAATCTATCGTATCGTTGCCCGTTACTTCGAGGACTCAATTGAATACCATAATGGCGAAATTATCCGTATTAAACCTGAACAGTACTTTACAAAGTATGGTTTTGTACCTAGTCCAGATGGTGGCTTTTATGATTTGGGATACGGTGTCTTACTAGGGCCTACGAATGACTCTGTAAACACCATTGTTAACCAGTTGATTGACGCTGGTACGATGAGTGTTACTGGTGGTGGATTCTTAGGGCGTGGCGTAAAGATTAAAGGTGGCGACTACACATTCAAACCACATGAGTGGAAGCGTGTAGACAGTACAGGCGACGACCTGCGTGCCAACATCTTCCCATTACCTATCCGTGAACCTAACCAAGTTTCCTATCAGCTATTACAGCTTCTGATTAACTATGGTGAGCGTATTGCGGGTGCAACCGACATTATGACCGGTGTAAGCCCTGGTCAAAATACTCCTGCTGAGACAAGCCGTAACACCGTCGAGCAAGGTATGAAAGTATTCAATGGTATCTACAAGCGTACTTGGAGAGCCATGAAAGAGGAATTCCAAAAGCTATACCGTCTAAACCAACTCTATTTGCCAAGCGAGCCAGTCGAGTTTGAATACAACAGCGAACTATCGTTTGTATTGCCCGACGACTATGCTATGGATATGAAGTTAGTAAAACCTGCTGCTGACCCTAACGTTGTTTCAGATAGTCAACGTCAAATGCAAGCACAAGCCGTATTACAGTTAGCCACATCTACAGGGGGCTTCAATATGTATGAAGTCCAAAAACGTTACTTAGACGCACTCAAAGTCTCTGCTATTGACCAAATTCTTCCTGACCCTAAAGGCCCTAACGCTATCAAGCCAGGCCCATCAGAGAAGATGCAAATAGAGAAGATGAAGAATGATGAGCGTCAGATGAACCATCAACTCAGATTTAAACTTGGTATTGCCAAGCTCATGCAAGAAGCAGAGCTACAACAAGCTAAAATCACTGAACTCCAAGCGAAAGCAGTACTTGAACTTGAACAAGCCGATGGCGTCAAGTCAGGTCATGCAATAGCTATGTTAGAAGCCCAAATCGGTGCTAAGAGAGCACACGTAGATGGGATTTTGAAGTCCATAGAAATGATGAAAAACCTAGAGAAAGAGGCAAGTAATGACGGAGCAGGAATTCAAGGAATGGAAAACATACCACGTAACTGAGGAAGTCTTCGCACATATTCGCAAGGCTAAATCAGAGGCTCAAGAAGCGTGGGCTAATCGGCAGTTCACAACTGAAGCAGACAACCAGTTTGCACTTGGTGGCGTATACGCTATCAATCAGATTTTAGAACTCGAATATGCAGACATTGCGGGGGTCTAATGAATACATCTGGATGGAAACCTACGGGTCACCGTGTACTCGTGCGGGTAGAACAAGTTGAAAGAACCACAGAAAGCGGCATTATTATCGCTGACATCACCGCAGACAAGGAACAGCTTGGTCAAGACAGTGGCGTCGTCGTCGAGCTTGGGAATACTGCTTATTCCGACCAATCGGAACCTTGGTGCAAAGTCGGTGACTACGTCAAGTTTGGACGGTATGCTGGACAACTCATCAGACCTAAAGAATCCCTCGACGGAATAGAGTACCGTGTATTAAACGATTTAGATATTTGCCTTACCAAAACTGGAGAAAATAAATGAGTGAAGAACAACAAATCGTTGCTGAAGAAGCAACAGTAGTAGCCGAAGAAGCAACAGATGTTGCAGAGCAACAATCAATCCCCGAGGTTGACGAAGAGACCCTAGCCGAGGCAAAACGCCAAGGATGGGTACCCCAAGAAGACTATAACGGCCCAGAGGACAAATGGGTTGACGCAGAAACCTTTGTAAAGAAAGGTAAAGAGATTAATGCTCTGTTGCGTAAGGACAATGACTTCCTAAAGCGTGAAGTAGCTGAAATGAAGACCACAATGATGGAATTCAAGAAATTTCATGCTGACACAGAGAAACGTGCCTACGAAAGAGCTATGGCTGACCTTCGTGAACAGAAGAAAGAAGCTATTTCTACTGGCGACGGTGACAAGGTATTACAGATTGATGACGCTATTGACGAACTCAAAGCCAATAAGCCTGAGCCTGTAGCCCGACCAACCAATCAGCCTGACCCTGTATTCGTACAGTGGAATGAGGATAACAAGTGGTTTGGTACGGACACAGAATTGACTGAAGAAGCCAATTTGATTGGTGAAGTTATCAAGCGTAAGCAGCCAACCCTAATCGGTGAGGCATTCCTTGATGAGGTTACCAAGCGTGTCAAGAAGGCTTATCCTGAGAAATTTACTAATGCTAACCGTGGTCGCCCATCTCCTGTAGAGGGAACAACCGCACCTAAAGCATCTGCAAAGGGTGGAAAAGGCTATAACGACCTGCCTCCTGAAGCTAAAGCAGCGTGCCAAAAGTTTGAAAAACAGGGTCTCATTACACGTGAGGCTTATTTAAAAGAATATTTCGGTGAATAACTGTTGTATTTATAGTAAAATCCCTTAAAATAAGTTAGGAGTAATATAATGCCAAGAGTAAGCAAAGAAGCACAAAGTAGTCCTGAAACATTAGTTCGTTCGGTATCTGAACGAGGAACCGAGACAGTTCGTTCACAGGCTCAACGCCCAAGACGTAATTCGATTGGTGTTCCAAGACTAACTTTGGCAGTAAAGTTCGAAATTCCAGGTCATCACCTTTGTTGGATGAATGATGATGGAAACGTCGAATCGGCACTAGATAGCGGATATGAGTTTGTCACAAGAGGTGAGACAGAGTTAGAAGATGGTGTAACACCGTCAAACGTCGACATGAGTGACAGAATCAAACAAAAGGTAGGAACTACACAGCAAGGCGACATCTTATACGCATACTTGATGAAGATTAAGAATGAGTGGCATGAGGAAGATATGGCTACCATCGAAGCTCAAAATAAGCAAGTTGAAGATGCGATTGCTAGTGGAAATATTAATGGAGCCGTTGGTCAGGATGGGCGTTACAACGCTGGCATCTCGATTAAGCGGACTTAAACTTAATTTATTGGAGCTTTTTTAAAAATGGCAAACCTTAATGCACCATTTGGCTTTTCAGCCGTGATTTATGGTACAGGTAACCCAGGCAACCAACAACAACGTGTTTACTATGTTCCATCGACTGATACCTCTGCGTATTACATCGGTGACACAGTTTACACAGTTGACGGTGGTGATGCCAACGGTACACCTGCAGTAGCAAAATGTGCGTCTGGTCAGACACCTCGTGGTGTTGTAACTGGCGTATTGCTTGCAAACCCTAACAACCCTTCAATTCAAGGTACAAACATTGACTTGACGACTACTAGCGTTCCTGCTTCTAAGTCACAAGCCTATTACCTTTTTGTTAATGATGACCCAGACCAAGTTTGGATGATTCAAGGTGACAGCACTACTTTTGCAACAACTGACATCAACAAGAACGCATCCTACACTGTAGCTGCTCCTTCTATTTCTAATCAGATGTCTGCAACTGTATTAACAGGTACCACTACATCTTCTACAGCAGTATTGAAGATTGTTGGAATTGAACCAATCCCAGGCAATAACTTGGGGCCTTATGTACGCTTCTTCACTCTGTTCAATGAACATGAAATGTTGCGTCCATCTGCTGGCATTTAATTAGGAGAATAAAAAATGGCTGGTGTAATTACTACTGGTTCGTTTCCAAAAGCACTGTGGCCTGGTATCAAGGCTTGGTGGGGTCGTTCATACAATGAACATCCTATCGAATACACAGACTTGTTCGACACGACCACATCTGACAAAAACTACGAAGAGTACGTCCAAGCTACTGGCTTCGGTCTTGCTCCACAAAAACCACAAGGTCAAGGCGTTGTTTACGACTCTGAGACTCAAGGTTT